CAGGTCTTGGATGGGCAGAGTGGGGAGCGCCCACGTGGCGGGCAAGGTCGGCGCACAGAATCCGAGGGGATGTTTGGGTTAGGTGGTGATGGCAAATTAAATATTTGGTACTCCGATTCCGGCGGCGCGTCGCGCTTCTTCTACGTGGCTAAAGCGTCGAAGGCGGAGCGGGAAGCGGGGTTGGACGGTACGTGTACAGTAAAGTATAATATTGATAAGTCAATTTTAGGAGGCTTATCATGGAACGACGTGAGTACGGCAGCGGTTCAGTTACTGCAAAGGGTTACATCCGATTTGGTAGCGATGAAATGGCGCATCGGCGAGTCTGGAGAAAACATCACGGCCCTGTACCCGTCGGATTCTTTATTCATCACATCAATGGAGACAAACAAGATAACCGCATTGAAAACCTGCAACTTGTTGATGCACTTACTCACAAACGATTGCACAGCGGATGCGAACTGCGTGAAGACGGATGGCATAAGCCATGCAGAAAATGCGGAATCACTAAAGGCGTGGATGCTGAGTATTACAAACGGAAAGACGGAATTAGCCCTTGGTGCCGTCAATGCTGTATTGACAACGCTGTTACAAGTAAACGAAACCGAGCCGCTGCAAAGAAACAACATCCATAGCACCGTGAAACCCCTTGCCTTGATGCGGTATCTTGTTCGCATGGTCACACCACCGGGCGGCGTCGTCCTCGACCCGTTCATGGGCTCCGGCTCGACGGGGTGCGCAGCGGTGCGCGAGGGCTTCGACTTTGTCGGCATCGACCTGACGCCGGAGTACGTCGCCATTGCACAGAAGCGCATCGATTGGCACGCGGTAACCTCGCCACTTGACGGCAATGTGATAATTGAACCAGAGGAGAACGAAGCATGACAGCATCAATCCAAGTGCAACCACCGATTCCGCCAAAGGTAGAACTCAACATCCCCGGCGGAACCTACACAGCTACGCAGACCTTCGTCGCGGTTGATCGCGCGGGGCAATGGTTCGCAACGTCGATGAGTTCATACGGCATCATCTCAAAGAAATTCGCCATTCATCTTTGGTACCGTGCTTCGATAACCAAGGGATGGCAGTTGCTCCAACAGCACGAAGATGCGCATGGTAACATCACCGTCATCGGCGATGAATTGTATTTCATTGTCAACCGCATGAGTAAAACGGCATTCATGCAAAAAGTGACGCAATGGCAGGGTACGCGGTCGTGAGCTACGCATACGATTTGCGTCACTGGCGAACTATCGACGAGTTTCGCGAACACTTAGCAAAGTATGACCCTTCGCTCACCGCACCGTGGGCGAAGGGTGTTGTGTTGCATCACACGTACAGACCATTGCCAAGTCAGTGGGCGGGCTCCATCACCATGAACGCAATGTCTTCACGGTATGAAGCGATGGGCTGGCGAGGCGGGCCACATCTCTTCCTCGTCATCGGCGGACGCAAAGCGGAGCTAGACGGTATTTGGCAAATGTGTCCGCTCAACGTTCCCGGCGTGCATTGCTCATCGGTTCCCGGAAACAATACGATGTGGGGCATCGAGGTCGTCGGCGATTACGACGAAAGACCATGGCCCGATGATGTGCATCGCCTCGTCCGCAGTACCACGCTGGCGTTGATGGATTGGCGCAAAATCACCGTACAAGGCAACACGCTAAAGGGGCACCGCGAATACCCGGCGGCAAAGAAGACGTGTCCGGGAAAAGCAATCAACCTCGACGCCATCCGCTACGAATTCGCAACGTATCAACTGGGGAAAGTATGACCGAATCAGTAGAAACAAAGCTGGCGCGTATCGAAGAGAAACAGGACATGATATTGCGCAGACTCGAGAATGGCGATGCCAACTTCAAAGAGTTTGAACGACGCATCGCACGGTTGGAGCAACAAGTCTACGCAGTGATGCTGATTGGCACCGGTGCATGGGTATTTTTTATTTCGTGGCTGAAGATGAGTGGAGGCTAAGATGAAACGATGGTACGCATCAAAGACCGTATGGATTAACGTATTGACCCTCGCCACGATGATTATTGGCACGGTCACACAGTGGCCCGAGATGAAAGACTTAGCACCTCAGCTGGCGTATGCGTTGGCGATTATCAACGTGGCGCTTCGGTTCATCTCTTCGGAGAAAATCGGGTGACCGTCGCCAAGCGCAAAGAGGGCGAATACAATCTACCGGGGCGGCCACTATGGGCCGTTCCGTTTCTGCGTGCGTACGCAAAGACCGGCAACATAAGTCAAGCGTTGACCCTCGCCGGCGTATCGCGGCGCGCAGTGTACAAACTGCGTGACGTCGATGATGACTTTCGACAAGCCATCGACGACGCACAGGAAGACGGCGCCGATGAACTCGAAAGCATTGCGCGGGATCGTGCGAAGGCGGGCAGCGATGTTCTTCTGATATTCCTATTGAAGGGCTTACGACCTTGGAAGTACCGAGACAATCACCATGTCGTTAACTCCAACGCTCCAACCGACTACACCATCGACCTCAGCACCGACGATACGCCACAGCTCGCAGACGTCACCCCAAAGGGCGTTTTGGGCGAGTAACGCACGGTTCCGTCTATTCGTCGGCGGTCGAGGCAGTGGCAAGACCCGAGCGGGCGCCGTGGAAGCACTGCGCCAACCGAAGGGTACAACGGGATTGGTCGTTGCTCCAACGTATCCGATGCTACGGCTTGGCGCAATGGAGACCATTCTAAAGTTGACTGCGAAGGCGGGCATCGTCACGGCGTGGAATAAATCAGAGATGGAACTGCGCTTGATCGGTGACCGTCGCATCATATTCCGCAGTGCCGACAACCCCGACCGACTGCGTGGTGCAAATGCGGGATGGCTTTGGCTTGACGAGGTGGCTATGATGGATGCAGAGATATGGCCGCTGAGTATTGCAACGTTGCGCGAAGCGCCCGGTCGGGCTTGGATGTCGACAACGCCACGCGGTAAGGATTGGGTCTATGAGTTGTTCACCGGTGACCATCGAGACTACGCAACGATTCGAAGTAAGACGACCGATAACACGTTCCTCGATGACACCTTCGTGTCGACGTTGAAGCAGTCAATGACCTCTGAGATGTATCGCCAAGAAGTCGACGGCGAATTCACCGACCCAATCGGCGCGTTATTCCGTCGTGAGTGGCTACGAGTCGGCGACGTTAGACCGCACGGAGTGAAGTGGTTTCGGTATTGGGACTTAGCAACGAGTACAAGGCAATCAGCGGACTACACAGCCTCTGTGCGGTGTTGTTTGCACGAAGGGGTACTCTACATAGCCGACGGCATTCACATGCGCGCAGAGTGGCCCGACGTGCGTCGCGTCATGATATCGACGATGCGCAGCGAAGAGAACACGACGCACGGCATCGAAAAAGCCATGAACGGCTTAGCGGCGGTACAAGAACTACGCCGCGTTCCGGAGTTGGCTTCGATACCATTTCGCGGAATCGATGTGAAGGGCGACAAAGTACAACGGGCGATGCCATGGGCAGGACGAGCGGAAGCGGGCGCAGTGCGCATCGTTGCCGGTGCGTGGGCTCGTGATTTCATAGATGAAGTAGTCGCGTTTCCAAGCGCACCGCATGACGACTACGTGGACGCAGTGAGCGGCGCGGTCGGAATGCTGAGCACGCCAAAGATAGAATGGAGTTTCGCTTAATGCCTATACAGTATCCAAACGGATGGCTCGACACGATGAACCGAAGCGGGAAGCTTTACTCCCCAGCGGACGCATACCGCATGGTGCCTATGCTGTACCGTGCAGTCAACCTTCGCGCCGATGCGCTATCCTCGGTGCCGTTCCAATTGACCCGCAATGGCGAACCGGTGGAATGGCCATGGCAAATGAATCTGCCACAACTCATCAAAGACACCGAGCGTAGTCTACTCATCTTCGGCGCGGCGTATTGGCTGCGCGTGGTCAAAGGGCGCACGCTCACCGGCTTTATTTCGTTGAACGCGGCGAATACGACGTGGTTCTTCGATCAAAGCAAAGCGGACATCTACGAACCGTACCGCGGTATGACGTGGTCGCAGACGCTGAACGGACGACTCTACGGCCCGTGGACGATGGACGAAATTGTGTACTTCCGCGAACCGTCCTTCATCGAGGACGTCGGACCCGGCTTAGCACCGGCGGCGGTCGCTTTGCAACATGCGCAGTTATCGCATTACCTGACCGCATTCGCCACGGCGTTCTTTCAAGGTGGAGCGCAGCCGGTAACGGTGATGAACCTGCCGGAATACACCGACACCGCAGAGGTAGAGCGCTTTAGCGCAGACATCAATGCGAAGGCCGGCGGCGGTATCATGAACGCGTTCAAATACCTGTTCTTACGTAGTCCGGATTTGAAGGTCACGCAGTTGACCCCGAACATCGACACCATGCAAATGCCAGAATTATCAGAGCGCACCATCACTGCCGTTGCGGCTACTTTGGGCGTACCGCGTACCATGCTCGAAGCATCGGCAGCGAACTACGCAACCGCGGACTCCGACCGGCAAAGTTTCTGGCGTGAAACCATCGTTCCACGTCTGAACATGTACGAAGCGGTCATCAATTCGCAGTTACTCAATCCGTTGAAGTATGAATTTAGGTTCAACCCTGAAATGATGGACGTATTCCAAACGGACGAGGCGGCGCGTGCTTCTTCGTTCTTGCAATACGTACAAGGTGGAATACCTGCGCGATCCGCGGCGATGCTTCTTGGTATTGACAACCTCGAAGAGTACTGGCCAGCTGAGGTCGCACCGGCGCCAACACCGGACGCACCAAGCGAACCAACGCAGAGCGACGAGCCGGCGCTGACCACTCCGGAAGTCGTCGAAATACCTGCGGATGCCGAAGCAAAGACCGCAGAGTGGGCGCTACTTTCAAAAAAAGTAGAGCGTAGGATTAAGAGCGGACGAGACCCACGCACCTCGTTTGATTCTGCGCTGATATCCGCTGACGAGGTCAACGCAGTAATGGCGAGATGCTACAAAGGCATGACCGTCGCCGACCTCGCCGACGTCGTGCACGCCATCAAAGCGCCGGTCGATGATATGACACCGGACGAACTGCGCATTTATAACCGCATCATCAAAGAGATGAGGGCTAAGGGTGAGCAATGGGCAAAGGATATCTACAACAGCGACACGCCGGAAACGTCGTTGCGCGAAGTCATCAAACCGGTACTCGATACAGAACTCGGCACGACGATGGGCAAGCGTATCGACCGACTTGGTACGCAGTTTAGCATTCCAATGGATACCGACAATGAACAAAGAGTTGTTCAGGATTGGCTCGGCGACTACGTGCCAAAGACGACGGATAAGATTGACCAAACGACGGCGGATCGCATTAAGCCGATTATTGAGATGTATCGCACCACGCCGGGCATGACCATTCAGGACTTGCAAGCTGCGGTATTGCCACTCAGCGACCCAATGCGTGCAAAGATGATAGCCATAACCGAGACGACGCGCGCAGCATCGCAAGCAACGGTTCAATACAAAGAGTACCTCGGTCAGCGTGGTATTCAGATGCAGAGAGTATGGAATACCGACGCTGACGAGTTGGTGTGTCCTATTTGCACTGGCGCAGTCTACAACGTCAAACTGAACGGACTTACTGAAGACCAATGGCCAAGCGAAGTATCCGACGGGCCACCTGCGCACGTGAATTGCCGATGCGACACGTCTCTGCGGTTGGTGCGGTAATGGCAAGTCAAATCACCGTAGAGATAGCGGGTCGCATTGGTGAAGCGCAGATTGGCGAGATGATTCGCACGGTCACCCTTGCATATGCTACGCAGGTACAAGCGCGGCTCAACGAAGACAAGCCACCTCCGCCAGCACGCGGCGCCATGAAGTTCGTCAGCGTCAAACAACGACGCTTCGTGATGGCCGCGATTAGCCGTGGCGAAATCACCGTGCCGTACAAGCGGGGCACGGGGTCGGGACTTCGCGGTTCCGAGACGCTGAACCGGTCATACAGTATCACGCTAAACGGTGACGAAGCATTGCTTACTTCCGCGGCGTCATACGCTCCGTATGTTGTCGGCGATCAACAAGCGGACATACATCAAGGACGTTGGAACACGGCGACCAACGCTGCGGAACAAGTCAGCGCATCAGGTGACCTAAACTTCATCGTACAAAAAGCAATGGAGGCGCTTTGATGGCGGACACATTCACCGCACCGCAAGCCGTCGCGGATAACGCACAGCGTGCGCTCGACGTGCGGGCCGAGAAGCCACCGAGCCAACAAGGGATGACCCCGGTCGGCTTAGCGCGTGCGAATCAACTGGCCAAGCGTGAGCCGGTGAGTCTTGTAACGGTGCGACGCATGGTTGCATACTTCGACCGTCACGAGATTGACAAGGAGGGCTCGACGTGGGATGAACAAGGCAAAGGGTGGCAAGCGTGGAACGGTTGGGGCGGCGATGAAGGGCGCGCGTGGGCGCGTCGTATTTTAGAGGAGAACACCATGAGTACCAAAGCATCACGGCGACATTCTGAGGGTGATATGGAATCACTGCGCATGGCGGCGTATCACAATCGCGAAACGATGAAGGCGCTTCGCTCCGTTGGCTACGACGGATTGAAACCGAAGAGCGCAACGAAGGCGGAGCTTGAGTCAATCATTCTCAACGAACGCCAAATTGTCATCTATGACATGTACGAAAGCATCGTTGAAGAGTACGGACTATTTGAGCAAGGCATCGGCGCCAACGGTGCGCACTACATGGGCGCCGAAGGTAACCCATTTGCAGAGCAAGGCATGGCGTGCGGTAACTGCGTCTTTTACCTTGCCAACAAATGCGAAATTGTACAAGGTGAAATCGAAGCCGGTGGGCTTTGCAAGCTTTGGGTTATTCCCGAGGCAGCTTTGACCATCGAAGAGCCGACCGAGGAAGTCGTCGCCGAAGTCGTCGCCGAAGCCGAAGCCGTAGCGGAGCCAATCGCCGAGGAAGCTTTGTCATCTGCAAACATGGACGACGAAGACGAGATGATGAAAACCGCAGCACTTGACGGCAATGTGATAATGAACACAGAAGCCACTAAGCGCTTCGCACGTCGATTGCTGGGAGTCAAATGAAGTCAACACCGCACGCAATAAAAGCCGTTGCACCCTACACCCTTAGCGGTGTCGGTGTCGTCTACGGTGGCGAGGATTTGACCGGCGACCGATTCAGCAAAGATACCGACTTCGGCGGTTCGCGTCCCTTCGTTGGGATGCCGGTTTACTATGACCATGCGCTGGGCGGTATCAAATCGCAAATTGGCACGGTCAAGGTATGGACTCCGACCGACACCGGCATCGACGTGCAGATTGAGTTAGATCGCCGTCACAAGTACGCTGCCGACGTGATGAAGTTAGCAGAGCAGGGCGCGCTCGGTCTCAGCACCGGCGCACTGCCTCACTTGGTCGAGCGAATCAACGGCGAAATCAAACGTTGGGTAGTCGGTGAAATCTCATTGACACCAACACCGGCGGAGCCCCGTACCACTACCGAAGTTACGACCAAAGGGAATCCCGTGCGCACTGCGGCGGTTAGCACCGGTCATGACGATATAAACACCGCAGTACACACAGAGGACACACACAACACCATGGACAACATCAAAGACGCAGTCAAAGCCGCCATCAGCGAACTCGCCGGCGAGCCCGTAGCCGGTGGCACGTTCCACGCTCCATCCATCAAAGCAACCGTCCCGGTCGTCGTCGCAGCTGAATCACCGTACGCATCCAACGAATACCACGGCGCATACAAAAGCTTCATGCGCGGTTCGTCTGACTCTTCGGTCATGGACACACTGACCAACGCAAAGAGCGCAGCAGCCGGCTTCTACAAGACCTTGACCG